TCTCTTATCAATTTAAAATCTGTAGGTTTCACAGACAAGGATATCGCAAATCTTGAGAATGGGACAATCAATATCAAGGATATAACGGATGCCATAAAAAGGCTAAAAGAAGAAGTTAAAGGTAAATCCCCTTGGTTATCCTTTTTCTCGGATATGAAAAAAGGAATCGATGATATAAAGAATGCTAATGGTGATACAAGGAAGCTCGGCCAGGGCATATCAACTATAGGGGGAGCTATAACAGAGTTTTCTCCTGCTATCAAACAGTTTGGGAGTGATATATCTTCCATATTTGGAGAAGATTTGAACGATGAAATAAATAACGTTATTGACGGTCTTTCCGGTCTTGGGCAAACGGCAGTAGGAGTAGGACAAATAATGTCTGGAGATATTGCCGGAGGTATCATGAGTGCTGTAAGTGGAGTCTCTCAACTTGTCAATGCAATGGGTAATTTGTTCGGGCCGGACGGTACCGCTTATTATGAAGGAGTAAAGGAACAGCTTGAAGCAATAAATGAGATCTATGATCGTATTATTGACAAAAGCAAGGAAGATATAGTTTTCGGTGGTGGATTTGCATCTGTTCAAGCAGCTACACAAGCCATGGATAATTACGAGAAGAAAGTAATTAATCTCCAAAAGATTGCCGCAGCTTCAGGGCGTGCCGGTGCAAGTTGGAAGTCTCATAGTGCAGAATGGCATTCTAACAAAAATGTTGGTGCAATAGGTGGTTTTGAGCGGATGAGCGACATCCTAGGTAAATCAATAAGCTCCATGACAGACTTGTATAGTTTGTCAGGAGATGAATTGTTCCTCATTCAGTCCCAAATGCCGGAAGCATGGAGTTTAATTGATGCCAGAATTCGTGAAAACCTGGATAGCATCGTAGCTTGTAAAGATGAAGCGAATGAACTGAGGGATGCTCTTAATCAAGCCATGACAGGGGTTGATTTTGATTCCTTCTACAATGGGTTTATTGATCAGTTATCCGATATGGATACTTCTTTTGAAGATATGTGTGATAACTTTGAGGATTATCTTCGTAAGTCAATCATGGCTGGGTTAGTCGCTAGTCAGTATCAAGGCCGTATAAATGCTCTTTATGAGCAATGGAGCGATACAGCGAGAAGTGATAGTAAAATTACCAAAAACGAAGCAGACCTTCTCAAAGAACAGTATCAACAGATTGTAGAAGATATGATGCATGATCGAGAAGAAATGTTTAAAACATTTGGGTGGGATACTTCTGCTACTTCTCAGGAATCGTCGAAGAAAGGCTTTGCAACTGCTTCTCAGGATTCAATAGACGAACTTAACGGACGTTTCACTGCTTTGCAAATTGCCGGAGAAGAGATTAAGAATCAGAACCAGCTTCAAACGATGTCTATTCTTGAATTGAGAGCTGATATGCTGCCTATTATTACCAATACTACAGGGATAAAGGATATTGCTAGTGAGACACGGGATTTGTTAAGGCTGTCTTATGAAGAGTTGACAGGTATTCATGATGATACAACAAGCATGAACAAGTCATTGAAGAATATTGAGACAGATATTGCAGAAGTTAAACGTAATACATCAAAATTATAATCTATGGTTGACTTATTAATTAACAATAAAGACGCTTTTGCGACGTGGGGCGTGAGAATGGGAGACGGGTTCATTGAAGCTATCTACTCTCCGCTTCCAATGAAAGAAATTATAGAGAATAAGTCTCGTTTACAGGACGGGAAGAAAATAATTATAGCCAATCGGAAGATTGATGAACGGGATCTAACGCTAACCTTTACCCTACAAGGGAATTCCCCAACTGATTACATAGCTAAGTATAAAGCATTTCTGAATGAGATAACAAAGGGGGAATTTACTGTCAAGATCCCAGCGTTAGGCGAAGAAGTATATCATTTGTATTATATTAGGTCCGCTTCTTTTGGAATCAATACAATAAGGACGTTTTCAAAGATCTCAGTAAAGCTAAACGAGCCGAATCCGGGTAATAGAGAGTAAAATTGCCACAATAGGCAAATTGTGGTTTATAGGGTTGCCGGATTTTATGTTTTGAGATTTTTATCTCCGAACTTTGGTGTGTTATGGAATTAGTAGACATCAAAGACATATCCGGCAACATTCGCTTTTCGACTCCTATCAATGAGGGTTCGAAAAGACACTTCCTTTTGATGCAGGAAGATTATGTAACTCTAAAGTTTTCCCTTGCCAGTCCTATCTATTTCAAGTTAGGGGACTACATAGACAATGAGTTGGGAATATTTGAAGTAGTAGACCTGTATAAACCTACCTATAATACAACCACAGGTGCATACGACTATGAGCTTCGGCTTGATGCCTACTACTGGAAATGGAAGAACAAGAAATTTTTCTACACACCTGAAACAACCGGCCGTGAGGCTGGGTGGAATCTCACAGCCACTTTAGATGTTCACCTGAATATATTTCTTGATAACTTGAAATATCTTGGCTATAAATTCAGGGATAAGGACTTCATTTGGGAAATTGATGATACGGTAGAAAATTCCGCTAAATTAGTCACGTATGACAATGTAAATCTAATAGATGCGCTCACACAAATGGCGGAAGCGTGGGGATGTGAATGGTGGATAGAGAATCATAAGATTTGTTTCGGGCGTTGTGAATACAGTTCCCCTGTTGATTTCAAAGCTGGTGACTTGACGGACACAGAGAATGTGAATGTCAATAATATGATACGCAACGATAGTCAGACAACTTATGCTAC